GATGGGCAACGCCTGGAAAACCGCGCCGATCAAAAAGCGCTACAAGTTGCCGAAGGCGGCGTTCTCGCTCTACAAGTCGGCATCGGTTCACGTGAAGCCGGTGCGTTCGTTCCCGTGGCTTGTGGCCCTCGTGGCGGCGCTCGTGCTCTTCGTTGCGTTGGGCTCGTGGTACGCCATGCGGCGAATCAATGAGCGTATGCACCCAACGCCTGCGGAACCGGTCAGCGTGGTCCCTGGGCCGCTCGCAGGGCCGTCGCTGAAGGCGAGCGAGCCCATCACAGCCCATAGCATCCGCGCGAGCTTCACGCCGCGCATTGCCGCGCAGCCGGAGACAGCGCCGGCCTACGATACGTTGCGCAAGGTCGTGAACATGCCTCGCGTCCAGGGTGGCTATTGCCAAGCCGGCAAGTGCTACTGCTTCATCCAAAACGGCATGCGTGCGCCGATCGACGCCAGGGCGTGCTACGAGTGGTTGAAGAACCCGCCGTTCGACCCGTATTACGTTGCGCCTGCGCCAGCTGGTGCCGCGTCAGCGCCTCGGGCTTAAGCTGTGCTCCCTCCTGCTGAGCGGTATTCCCGGCGTGCAGCCGGGGAGCGTGTGCGCGTGCTCTGTGGTGCTCGCGAGAGCGGCTTTATCTTGCTTGGGCGGCCCGGGTCAGGAGCTTTAGCTCCGGCCCGGGCCGCGCGCAGCGCGGCCTAAATTTATTCCTAGGACACTTCAGAACATCAAGCCTGAAGCGTCCCCAAAAGAAAGCCCCGGCACTCACTGTTGACGCAGTGGCCGGGGCGGTGACTAAGACTCATACCGGGAGCCTCAGTGTTTCGGATCATAGACGGTCAGCTCTTCGAAGGTAAGCCCAGCACCACGCGTTTCCGGATGACGGTCCATGACCTGGGCCACGGTCATCGCGAAGCGTGCATCCAGCGGCCGATTGAGTGGGTTGATGCGGGATTGCTCGACTCGGACAGCATCGCGGCTCAGGTGCTACGCGGTGAACGTGAAGACCCAAACGAGGATGAAAAGCGCGAGGCGAATCGGAAGCGATCAGCGCGACGCGCAAAGACCCGCGTCAGGCGGCTTTGCAAGGCCCTGGGGCTCGATTGCATGGTGACTCTGACCTATCGGGCTAACCAGCGCGATCTCGCGCTGTGCAAGCGGCATATGAAGGAGTTCGTTCGCCGCATCAAACGTGTGATCCCAGAGTGGCGCTATGTCGCTGCGTTCGAGCCTCAGGGCCGGGGCGCGTGGCACGTTCACATGGCAGTTCGCCGCATCGATCCGTCGTTCATCGTCAAGGGCATACGGGTGAAGAGCTATGACCTTGTGCGAGCCATCTGGCGCAGCGTGGTCGGTGAGCTGGGGGGCACGGCCAATATCGGGAAAGAGAAGCCGTGGAAGCGCTACAGCCCGGGGCGTCTCGCGGCCTACCTATCGAAGTACATGCTCAAGGCGTTCGAGCAAGGCGAGGACTGGTCGAATCGATACAGCGGCAGTGCAGCCGTTGCGTTGCCACAGCCGCAGCGGCTTGAGTTCACGGGAGCCACGCTCGCCGAGCTGGTGGATCTTGTCTACGCCGACGTGTGCGTCGGGCTGCGAGACACGTTCACGTGGCTCTCGCGGTTCGGGGACACGTTCTACATATCGACCGAGCCTGAGTCGCCTCGGCGGCTTAGGGTGTGTGAGGTTTGACACGAGGGCGGTTCGCGGGTGTCGGGTTGGGCGCGTGCGGCGCGTAGTGAAGAGTTCCACAACAACGAACGGACCCAATGAAGTACGGATATGCGAGGGTGTCTACGGTGCAACAGGACACGGCGATGCAAACGGCGGCGTTTAGGCGTGCTGGCGTGAGGAGGGTTTTTGAGGAGAAGCGGAGCGGGCGGCAAGGGTCGAATCGGCCGGTACTTGCGTGGGTCCTGGGGCAGCTCAAGGCGGGCGATGAGCTGGTGGTCTACAAGGTCGACCGACTGGCGCGGAGTCTTCGCGATCTGCTCGCCATCTTGGAGCGTGTCGTCGCGGTTGGAGCTTCGTTTCGGTCTTTGACTGAGCCTATCGATACTAGCGACGCGATGGGCGAGTTCTTGCTGCAGGTGCTTGGGGCTGTCGCGCAGTTGAATCGGTCGATGATCCTGCAGGCATGTGCTGCGGGGCGGGCGGAGGCGATGGAGCGGGGGGTGCGTTTCGGGAAGGAGCCGACTGTGGATCGGGCGGCGGTTCTGGCGCTGCGCGCAGAGGGTCTAGGCTGGAAGCGGATTGGTCGGCGGCTGGGGGTGGCACATGCGACGGCGCGGCGTGCTGCAGTGGGCGTCAGGCGGTGCGATGGCGGGCCCGGGGAGCACGCTGAGAGGGCCGCGCGGCGCCGGGTCGTCCAGTGATCGCAAGCCATGAGTTGCGCGCCCTCTCTCGCAGGCGCTGTAGGAGGGTCTTTGTCTTGGCGTCGGGCTGCTTGATGGCTTCAAGCGCGGCGATGCCCGCCCATAGCGCGGGGTCGAGCCCTAGGCGGTCGGCGAGTTTCGCGGCGACTTCGGGGCTGATGTGGCCTCGGTGCTTGGAGACGGCGAGCGCGCTTTCGCTCATTCCAAGGGCGGTAGAGAGCGCCTGTGAGTTGCTCTTTTCGGCTTGTGTGGCGCGGTCGATGAGGGTCACTGAGGCGTTCATGGCGGGTTCTGTGGCGATTGACACGGCGTAAGGGTACTCCGGTGTTGCGTTACGCGGTGTAATGGGATAACGTCGTGTAAGGCGTTACATCACGTAATGCCGGCAACAGGGCACTCGCCCGCCTGACTAACCGGAGTCACCCATGCAATCGATCATCCAAATCCTCAAGCTGAACGAACCCAAGGCCTGGACCATGGAGGGCCGGAGCGGCTTCTCTCACAGCGCCGAATGCCTGCTCCTGACGGATGCGGGCGAGGTCGATCAAGTCGGCGTGCTGAAGATCAAGGGCGACGACCTGATCAAGAAAGCCCAGGTCGGCGTCTATCGTGGGACGTTCGCTATGCGAGCGAACCCAGCATCTCGGCAGATCGAGGCGGTACTGACCGACCTCGTCGCCTTCGTGCCCGCCAAAGCCCCGAAGGCTTGACATGCGCGCTGCGCATAACAACGCCCATAACCGTGAAGGCCAGTCGGGCGCTGGCTTCCTTCTCCCGCACTTGCCGATCGTGCATGTGGTCGAGCGGCGCGTCGGGCGGGCCAAGCGTGACAACGGCCAGTGGGTCGACGTCTGGACGGCGGAGGGTAAGCCCTTCGAGAACTCCCAACTTGCGTGTCGCAGCGCGGACGTTTTGCGCGCTCGCGGCTTCGTGGTGCGGGTGAGGCCCTACGTGCTGTGAGATTCCAGCTCCTTGCCCTGCGCGCAGGGCTCGGGGCTGCAATTTCGCAGCGCTTACCTTCAGGAGTTCCACATGTTCAAGAAGCTCGCGGTCCTGGTGCCGCTCACCTCGCTCGGCGGCTACGCAATGGCCGCGGTTCCCGCTGCCGTGTCGACGGCCCTGACCGACCTGCAGGCCGACGCTCTGACCGTCGCCGGCATCGTCCTCGCCGCGATCGTCGCGGTCTACGCCTTCAAGTTCATCCGCAAGGGTCTGTGATGGCATTCCAAGTTGGCACTGCGTGCTACGACACGGCCGAAGCTGCTAACGCTGCGGCAGCGTCTGCGCTCGTCGGGGCTAACTTGGAACATGGCGGCTCCGTGGTCGTTGTCGATGTCGCGGGAGTGACCGCGACGACGATCACCTACAGCTACACGCCGCTTGGGGGCACGGCTTCAACACAGACGTTTGCGGCGACTCCGCAACCGTGTGTGCTGATGGGCGCGGAAGACGCGGTGGTGATGGGGTGGGGCATCGCCGCCGCCGTGCTAGCGGTGTACGCGCTGATGTTCGTAACGAGGGGGCTTCGCGATCATGGCAACGCCTGAGTTTTGGGCCGTCCTTCTCGCCTTCGCGCTGTGCGTGTGGGTCATCGTGAAGGAGTGGTGATGCAGCTGCTGCGCAGGGCGGTGGCGGTCTTGGCAATGCTCTGGGCGTCGTCGGCGTGGGCGTTGGTCGATACGCATTCGACGTGGTGGAACTTCGCGACGGCGGCGCGTTACGACACGGTCGATCAGGCGTGTCGCGGATTGGTGGAGACGGCGACAGGGCGGGTCTACGACTACTACCAGAACATGGCGGGGGTAATGCCGACGCGGAGCGCTCAGTGCATGGGGCACACCGGGACGGCGGCGCCGTCGTATGTCAACAGCGTCAGTGAGGACTGCTCGGGGGCGCCGGGATGGCTCCAGCACGCAACGTACGGTTGCTACAAGACGGTGACGACCTGCCCGGCGCCCAAGACGGATGTTGGCGGCGTTTGCACGCCGCCTGCTTGTCCCGCCAAGGGCGTAGTGATGCCGGGTAGCGCGAGCGCGTATTACAAGGTCTTGAACGGCGCGAGCGACTACAGGGTCTGCATCGGACTTTGCGTCTACGACGGGACGTTGGCGGTCAAGGACTCGAACGGGTCGTTCGTGTGGGGCCCGATGACGTCGGCTGGTGGGTCGTGTACGGGCGCAGGGAGTGGGGGCGCTGATCCGGCTCCGGTGAGCAGTCCGCCAGAGCCGCTGCCGCCGGGGCAGTGTCCCGGTCAGGTTAACGGTCTGTCGGTGGTGGTGCCGTGCTCTGGGCCTGCGAGCGCGCCGGCACCGTCTGGGGCGGCGAGCGGCACGACGACGGGCTCGGGGCCGGCATCGTCCTCGGGGTCGACGACGAGCGGGACGACGACGTGCAACGAGGGCATCTGCACGACAACGACGACAACGACCACGACGACGACGGGCGGCACGAGTAGCGGGACGGCGACCACGACGGGGTCGACATCGCAGACGCAGTCGGAGTTTTGTTCGAAGAACCCGGGCAGCAAGCTGTGCGGTAGCGGCGGCTCGGGTGGCACGGGCTCGGGCTCGGGTGGCGGTGAAGGCAGTCCGTGTGAGCAAGACCCCGACACGGTCGGCTGCATGAAACCGGGCACCGTCGAGACGCAGCCGTTGCAGGCGACGGTGGTCCCCCTCGCGATCACGCCGAGCAGCGGGTATGGGCCGAGCAACGGCACTTGCCCGGCGCCGCAGACGGCGAACCTTCTGGGGCACACCTACAGCTTTAGCTGGCAGCCGTTCTGCGACATGGCCACGGGTATTCGGCCCGTGGTGCTCGCGCTCGCTTGGGTCAGTGCAGCAATCGGCTTTTTGGGCCTCTCACGGAAGGGCAACTGATGGACACCTTAGGCGCGTGGCTGTCGAACATCTCATGGCCGCTGGTCTCGCGCGTGCTGACATCGCTCGGCTTCGGCTACGTGACGTACACCGGCGCTGACTCGGCGATCGGGGCCGCGCTTGACGCAGCGAAGAATGCATTCACCGGCCTGGGGCCGACGATCGCGAACCTGTTCGCGATGGCGGGCTTTTTCGACTACATGGCGATCACGAGTGGCGGCATTGTGTCGGGGCTGGCCTGGATGACGATGAAGCACCTGGCGTTGCGCACGTCATGATCACGCTTTTTACTGGCCAGCCGGGCAACGGCAAGACCGCTGCGGCGGTCGACTTCCTTCGCAAGCTGAGCGGCGATCGGCCATTGTTCGTCGACGGGCTCAACGGCCTTGTGCTCGAGCACACGCCGATCGACGTGCGGAAGTGGCACGAGGAAGTGCCGGACGGTGCCGTCGTCGTGGTCGACGAGGTGCAACGTCGCTGGCGTCCGATGGGTCCGGGGCAGAAGGTGCCCGATGACATTGCAGCGCTTGAGACGCACCGTCACCGCGGTATCGACTTCTACATCATCACGCAGGGTCCGAAGCTCGTCCATAGCAACGTGCGCGACTTGGTCGGCCGGCACGTGCACATTCGCGACATCGGCTTTCTCGGCCGCTGGTGGTACGAGTGGCCCGAGTGCTCGATGGGCAACGCCTGGAAAACCGCGCCGATCAAAAAGCGCTACAAGTTGCCGAAGGCGGCGTTCTCGCTCTACAAGTCGGCATCGGTTCACGTGAAGCCG